CGCTGCATGGGCGTCGATCACCAGCTTGGAGTATTGCCCGGCCGTTCGGTCAAGCAAGTCGCGGTCTATGGCTTGCTCGAATCGTAGACACAGCGGCCGAAGCGTGTATCGAGCGAACCAGAGGCTTTGCTGTTCGGCCGTTCCGACGGGCGCCGCTTCCTTGACGATCATAAACGAGGGAACGCCGAAGAAACGGCACACCTCCTCCGCTCCCAAACCGCGAGATTCGATCCATTGGCTGTCCCGATTCGAGAGGCCGATTTCCCGCAATTCCATATCGTCCTCTAGGATTGGCGGGTTCCCAGCGTTCTCCGCCCCGCCGTGCAATTTCCGCCAGCCGGCCCGAAAGTTCGCGCGGGCCTCTGCGGTCCATTTGCGACCGGCCGGCCGTTTGATCCAGAACGTCGGTAGGCCGCCATTGCGAAAGAGTGAGGCTCCGTGCGTCTCTTGTGCCAACGCAAGCCCTACGGTATTCCTTGCATACTCAATCACGCTAACGCCGGTTACACCGTTCAGGGTCATGCCCCGAACGTGCAAGAGATTCTCTGCGGAGATTCTCACGCTTTCGCCCGTACTTCGGCGATAGGTATAACTGAGCCGATGCGTCTGCTCGTCCTGCCGGACTTCCATTCGATCGGGATTCAGCGGGATCAATTCTGCTGCGGACAACCGGCCTTGAATCAGGCAATAGAAGTTCCCGCGCAGAAGGATATGGGCAATCCCCATCTCCAACCATTCCATGGGCGTCTGCCAGGCGTTCGGGGCATCATGCAACAAATCCCATTGCCACAAGTCCCGCGCCTCTTCCCGGATGCCTTCATCCGAGCGCCGGAATACTTTGAAGGGCAGAGAGGCTACCGATTCGCGCAAGATTCGAATGCACCCGTACACCGCCGAAACGCCCATCGCGTTATCTGGACGAACTACAATTCCCGAAGTACTCGTCTGCCCCACGGGCCCATACCAGAAGTCAGACCATGGACTCATATCAGTCGCGCTTCGCGTCGGAACCAGCGAAGAAAGGGCTGCTGCAATCATTGCCCGCGCCCCCTATAAAGTCCTATACCCAGAGCAATCGCCAGCAGGCCGGCAACACACAAGCCTAGGGCTGGATGCACCACCCAACCGGCTGCCACAAGAGCGATAATGCCGCCGATCACCAGAAGGTTCTCGCTATAGGTGCTATGCATAGACCCCATCCGCTTCTAACGCCGTATCTTCTTCGCCCAACTCTGGCTCGGCCCCGCCGAGAATATCATCCACGTAGAGAAGCGATTGCGTCTCATAGGCCGATACCGCCTGGCCTTCCGTCATTTCCAGTCGCAACGCCATAACCCCAGCCACAATACCGTCAATCGACCGGATGTCCCCGTGCTCCGGTTTGATCGGCCGCTTGTCCTTGTTCGCGTTGACCTTGATCGTACAATGTCCGGCCTGCCATGTAAGGACGGGGTTACCGTTATGCCGCAAGTCCCCCGCGATGATGAGCCGCTCGTATTCCGCCGTAGGCCCCGCGAATTGCATCATGGTCTGGGGGAACTTGATCACCTCTACGTCGTTGAACATCTCGTTCAGGTGCTCTTCATTTAGATACATCGGATCGAAGGCAAGCCGCTGGACGCAGAACCGCGAGAAGATTTCCGTGATCTCCCGCTCGACTAGTGGTAGCTCAATCGTCTTCTCGCCGCCGATCCGCAAATGCCCGGACTTCACCCACGTTGCATAATCAATCAGATGCTGCCGCTCTTGGATCGTTTTCTCGGGCATCCAAAACCAGGCCAATTGCCGATAGCGTGCAAGGATGTCAGGATCACGAAATACCAACACCAGGGCCGTCATGTCCTTGGTACGGCTCAGGTCCAGCCCCGCGCTACATGGAATGTCCCGCAGGTTCTCCTCCGTGAACTCCTCATAGCATCGGTCCCAATCGGTGCTTTGGAGCCAGGGCGTCACACCAGTGTGCCAGACGCCATACGTCAGCCGCAGCAGGTTGGGCAGTTCACTAGGCGTCTGAATCGCGTCGCGGATGTCATGAACAAGATCGGGTTCCCGGATCACATGCCCGAGTCCTGGGTTACATCGCGTTGCCACGGGCAGCACTGTAGCTCCGGCCCGAACTGCCTCAATCTCCGCCTCCGCTTCTTCCCGAGGCACAGCGCAGATCATGGCGAAAAAGTTATCGTCCACAATCGCCCCAGACAAGATCGCCTCCGCCTTCTCGTGCTGCCGGTAGCAAATGCTTTGCAGGTCCGCCCCCGCGTTCGTAATCACGAACAAGAGCGGCTGGCGACGCGCACGGAAGGCGTAGCGGATCGAGTTCCATAGCTCATCCCCGTACCACTCATGCAATTCGTCGGCAATCACACAATGCAAACTCGGGCCATGCTTGCCCCGCGGACTGGCGGCTACGGCGCGGTAGTAGGAGTTCGTCGCCTTGTAGAGAATGTTTCCCGTCGTGTGATTCACCTTGAGCACCGTCCGCAATTCCGGCGACCCCTCCACCATATGGATCGCCTCATTATGTACCACCTTGGCCTGATCCTTGTCAGCCCCCGTGCTCCAAATCTCCGCTCCGTTTTCCTCGTCCCCCACGAGCATATACAAGCCCACCCCGCTAGCCAATGTGCTCTTGTAGTTTTTCTTCGGGATCTCGATATAGGTGCGCCGGAAACGCCGCGTTCCGTCCGCTCGAACCCAACCGAACAGCGGGTAAACGATCGCGCGCCGCTGCCATTCCGTCAACTCGAAAGGCTGATGGGCCCATTCGCCCTTGGAATGATAGAGGAATTTAGGGAAGAAATCGCAGACGTACTCCGCCAGCGACTCGTTGAACCGGCATCCGTTGCGAATCGCGTGTTCATCCGAGGCATTTCGGACCCACTGTTTCTGTGCCTTGACCGTCGCCACGATCCGCCCTGGCGGTTTTTTCAGGCCGAGCGTGGTAGGCGTAAGGGGCCCATGCCGGTCGGGCCGATAGGTGCCATCTGCCAGGTGCTCCTCGATCGTCCGGCGATTCCACCCGCCGCCAAATCGTGGGTTAGGTAGATTTCCCCTCATAGCTCTCGCCGTAAGCCGTTGTGGATGCCGCCGGAAAATGTACGCAATGGGACTGCGGTTCCATCGCAATCACTCCCTCAAGTTTGACCCCCCCTGCCAGGGGATCGTCGTAAGTCCTTATGGCATTTTGACCAAGATTCGCCGTAAGTCCTTATAGGATTTTCCGCCGTTGTCTGCTCCGCGCCGTGCGCTGCATATGGCAGCGGCGATGCGTCAATCGTAGGTTCGCCAAGTCCAGCCGCTTTGGATCATCTAAGCCGGTAAACGGCACGATGTGATCTACGTGGATTTCCGCCCGTTGCTCTACGGGCTTCTGACACAACTCACAGATCGGGTAAGGCGTCGAGCTGAGCATTGCTGCCTCTAGTATCTTCTCTCGAATGAACGTGATCCGTAGCCTCTGCCACGCTTGGTCATAGCCGCGGGCCTGCCGCGTCTCTTGCTCTTGCGGCCAGCCTGTTGTCGGTATCAACCCACAGCGATTGCATACGTTATCCCTTACAATGCCACCGCAACCCGGCTTTCCGCAGGTACGTCTTCTCATACTAGCTAGGCGGACTTAGCGTTGTTGTCACGAGGATGTCCCCGGCCGCCACTGTCTCTCGATAGGTACTCTTCACCAAGAGCAGTTGATACTTGTATTGCCGGCCTACCTTCGTAAACAGCGTGGTATTTGCGGCAGTGAGTTCCACGCTTATGGCCTGTGTACCTGTTGGCGTAGTGACCGCTCCGGCCTTGCTTAGGACTATAGTTCCGTCCATATCCGTTGCTGCAAACGTAACCGTGGCATCCGTACAATCCCCGGCGCACCAAGTGCCAGAGGTGTTCGTCCAGGTGAGAATACGGCTATTGGCGGTCCGGTAGTCATCCGACTTGACGAGTTCCACGTCCAGCGTATCCGTCACGGCAGAAGTTACCGCCACTTGACCTGCGGTGATCGTATCTGTCTTGGCTTTGATGGCGGCCAGCGTAG